TCATCCATGTCTAAATATATTTTCATAACTGTATTATACAGTCTTTATTTCTAGATGTCAACTATGTGACTTTAACACTTGAGACACCACCTGTCGGTGGTACATATAGGGATGATCTTGGATCTGTATACGCATTCAACCGACCTGACTTATCTACGCCAAGTGGCGCAGTAGTAACTGTTACGTTATATTCTGGAGGTAATTGCCAACTTCTGCCAACATAGACAACTTGTCTTGGCCATGGCGCCCCAAATTGTGCTTCAGTTAGATTATCTGATTGATTGCCGCCCAATATTTTTAATGCACCTGTTGTGGGATTATAGCCTCTAAAGAATCCAATATGTCCGCCGCCGGTTCTTGAAAAAATAACAACATCATTTAATCTCCATTTGGAAGGATCCCCTAATGGAACGGCTGTGCCATATCCTTTGTATGCTAAACTACTTAGAGTTTTTAATGACGGTAGGTAACACATTTTTAATACCCATCCTGCAAATCCTGCACACCAAGGGGTACTGTCAGTGTTAATATTAAATCCCACACTTTTATAGCAATTAATAATTTTATTATTGCTTCCAGTTTCTTTCCAACGTCCAGAAGCGGCCTCGTAGAGTAATTGATCAAGTGTACGACTTAGTTTTAAAAATTTATCATCGGGCGTTAGGTTATCAGTTACACTATCTGGCAAGATAGTAGTAGCAGGTGCGGGAGGTAGGCCAACTGATGACTCGACTGGTACATCACCTTTCTTTGAAATTCCTACTATAACTGCAAGTTGGTCAACTTTTGCAACTAAGGTACTAACAATAAGTCCTTGCACTTCTGGAATAGTTAATGTTCGCTTTACTGCTTCGTGTGAGTAGTCGTCGCCGTAGGCAATTACATTTGAACTGCCTGTGGTTATGTTAGTGCCGTTTGACATGGCATCGCCTGCTCGAGCAATTTGTCGATTCTCTGCGGTAACAGTAGTTGAGCCTCGTACAACAGTGGCACCTTTGGCATTAGCTGACCCAACTAATACCATTGGTTGATTATTAACCAGTACTGACTGTGCGCCTTCAACTAATTTTTGGCCACCTGCAACGTCAACATTTTGTCTTGCTACGCTTGGCATGGATTATGGTGCAGGAGGTTCGCCTGCAAGTATTTTGGCTTTGCCTGCAGATATTCGTTGAAGTCCAGCATCTTTTATAGCAACGGCTTCGTTTACTACATCTTTGACTTTAAATCCTAGATATTTTGTTTTAAACTCTGTCCACATACTAACAGCATCTTGTGCAACTTGTGTTCCTGCAATCCAATCTGTAGTATATGTATAACTCCACGAGAAACCATCACTAATTTGTGTAGTAATTAAATTGCTGGCATAAGACTGTGCTCGAAGAATACTAACATCTTGAACAGATGACTGTATCTTTGCTAGTATATTACCCGGAGTTACAACGGTAGGAGGTTTACCAGCATCAGCTAGTGATTGATTAGTAGTCTGTTGTTGAAATTCGTTGTTCTTGATTTGATCTACAATGGCTATCTGTTGATTAGCAACTCCGGCAGCTACTTGAGTTGCAATACTGGCCATACCATTTTGCATTTTTTGAAGTGCTTGAAATGTTTCTGCTTGAGTTTTTTTCATATCATTCAGAGCCAATACTATGTTTGATGCGGCCACTGCTAAATCTGCCATTGAGCTGTTTATACCGCGAAGCTGTGCGGCAGGAGTATTAGGTAATATGGCCGCGGCTGTTGAAAAGGCAGCGTTAAATGCAGTAGTTTGTGCGGCCACTGCCGTTGTTAATAGAACTATCTGGGCAGGTGTATCGTCGGCAATAACAAACGTGCCAGGTCCGCCTGTAAAATTTGCTGTAGTTGTCATTTATTACTCCTAGTAATAATATTTATACCAGTTTTATGCCCGAAGTCTGTTCTAGGAATTGCTTGGCAAATACAGCATCGGTGGCTTCTGCAACTGTAACAGTATTTTTGGCTAGTTTAACTTCTTTGTCGGGATTAACTGTAAACAAGTAAGGCATTAGTCCAGGACCATTTGGACCCATAGCAATGACCATAGGACGACTTAGTCTATAATGCATAACGCCATCATCGACTAGTTTTGCTACGATCTCTTCTCCGCTGGTTAGTTTAAATGTAACCACTTCTCCCGTCATCACCCCTTTATCAATAATCATATTAACCTTTCAATGTAGTAAAAAATTCTTCGTCTCGATCTGCAAGTCCTTGAAATCCTCCGGGCAAAAGAACTCCGTCTTTGAAAATCTGTGGTACTGATCGTAATCCCTGTTCCATTAGGAACTCGCGGGCGCCAGTGTGTTCTTCCATCTTAATCACTTTGAATGGAACACCTTTGCTTTCTAATAGGGCTTTTGCTCTGTCACAAAATGGACAGTTGTTTTTTGAGTATACTGTAATCACTTCATTTCCTTTGTATCATATGTCTGTTGGAATATATCTAGCTTAACAGCACCGTAGTCTCCGTCACCGTGTCGAACAATAACATCGTTGCCTTTGGTATAAGATAAGTCACCCCAGCTGGTATGCAGAACACCGTCATGGTCAGCTAGCTTGGCGTACTTGACAATCTTCTTTGGTGTAGCTTTATGCTCATCATCTACATCATATTTGTCTGCAAATGATTCTGGGCTTACAGGATACTTCTCACCTTTTGGCCCAGTGATGATCTTGTGTCCAACATCATACTTAACAGGACCTTCCAATGTATCAACTGTTCCTGGCTCTGTAGCAGTATCATAGTGAATAGATTTAGCCAGTTTAAAAGTTTTAAATGCGCTGTCCTTAAACCAACTGTCGTCGATGTTACCTTCGATAAGGTTTATATATTCTCTTAGTGTTTTCATAATGATGGTAGTGCGTCATAGTCTAATGTTTCACTCATTACACCGATGACATAGTTTGTTGATTCTGACTCTTGTAATGCTGTTTGTTTCTTGCTTGTGTCAACGTGCTTGTTGAACCAAGGAATGGGAGTTGACTTTGGTGCTGGACTATTATATTTGATGCCAATTTCTTTTAAGGCACTTACTGCGGTATAGTCCATAAAATCACGTAGAATATTAGCGTTAAGTCCAATAACTGGACCTTTCTTAAACAAATAGTTAGCCCATTCTTTTTCTTCACGAATAACATCCATATATAGTGCATATACTTCTTGTTCACATTCTTGTTTGGCAGAGGCAAAACGAGGATCTTCTTTAACCACTTGATTGATCAAATAGGCCGTCCATCCTTTGTGTAGTAGTTCATCTTGTAGAATCAACTGAATAATATTTCCATTGCCCATAAAGATTTTATTCTCAACCATTGCTAGACTTGTAGCAAATGACACCATGAAGCGGAATGCTTCTAATGCGTAGCTGGCATGCAGTGCCATCCAAATTGCACGGATATGTCCATGCTCAGTAACTGTTTCGCCCATCTGCTTGCGACAGTTAACCATATGCAATGCTTCGTAATAGTCGCCTACACTGGATGCCATGTCTACAATTTCTTTGGTGTCGTGAATGGTGTTGAATACATCCTTAGGCACATTGTAAATGTTGCGGATAATATGACTGTAGCTCTTTGAGTGAATATTAGTTTCAAAGAATGTCCAGTTGTAGACCAGTGCTTCTAGTTCTGGCAAACTGATCACCGGCATAAAGATTTGACTTGGGCCGCGGCCTTGCAAACTGTCTAAGGCTGTCTGACGTAACAAGTTGCTGGTAAAGATATGTTTAACTGCATCGCTAGCATCTTTAAAATCATTTGAATCTTTAGTCAAACTGATCTCTTCCGGTTGCCAAAAAAAGCCACGTGCTGTAGCTTCAAAGTCTGCAATCTTTTTGTATTTGACTTCTTCAAATCTCTGTATGGTAACAGGACCTGCTGGATCCAGAAACATCTTGCGATTCAAATAGTCTGTCTTTGTGTTTAAATTATATTGTGCTTTACTCATTAATATTTTCCTGAAGCAAGTACTATCTTGCAAATGTGCTCGAGGCGTTCTATGTGTTCATACGCACGCCATGGAGTATTGCCGATGGCTACTACTCCGTGTCCTTTGATTCCTACTATATCAAATTTGATGTTACCATCACGATCTAAACCCAAGTTACGATGACAAGCATCGCCTAGCTCTTGACTGATAGGTGCCACATCTCCCACGTTAGGTGCTACCCGGGTATAACGATTCAGTTCTGGAAAACTATCACAGATAGTGCTAAGATCGATGCCGGCATGCATGGCCGCAATGCAATAAGTGGGATGAACGTGAACCACAACTCGCACATCATCCTTGTGTTGTCCCAGTTCACGTTGCAGTCCAAAATGCAAAGGCATTTCACCACTCGGTTCCAAATTGCCCGACAAGTCTGTTTGTTCAATGACTTCCCAATTATAGTTAAAAGCACCGCTGCCAACACCACTGTTAATTGTTCTCCAGATTTTAATCTTCTTAAACATCTCTGGTTGCATGTTCTGTTTACGTACACCACTGGGTGTTACATAAAAATGATCACGATCATGATGTCGTATAGAAATGTTGCCATCTCTGCTGGTTATCCAATTACGCTTATAAGCGTCTACTAATATATCACAACAAGTTTCTAACATTATAGTTTACATGCCTCGCAGTCTTCTTCTTCAAATTCAACTTCTACATAAGTTTGTGCAACACTCTGTACAAGTTCTTCTTTGGCCTTACTACCAGCTTTATTGATTAGGCTATAGTAGAATGTTTTCAATCCCCAATAGTGTGCCTGCATTAGATTCTTGGCAATTAATGTAGTTGGTACTTTACGATCAGCGAAGTGTGCAGGATTATAAAATGTATTAGTACTAATGCTTTGATCAACATACACAGCCAGTACTGCGGCAGTTTTCAAATAGCCATCGCAGTCCTTTTGATCCCACATCATTTGATACTTGCTCTTGAGTTTATGATACTCTGGAACAACTTGTACAAACGAACCTGCTTTTGATTCTTTAACACTAATAAGGCTCATAGGCATTTCTATGCCGTTGGTACTGTTTATAACAACACTTGAGCTTTCAACAGGTGCAATGGCCATTAGTGTAGCATTACGCACACCATACTGCTTCATATTACCGCGTAGTGTTTCCCAATCTAGTTCAGGACTAAAGTCAGCAAGTTCGTTTGATCCTGTGGCACGTGTCTCCCAAGGAAATATGCCTTGACCGTAGCGTGTCTTCTCACTATGTAAGCAAGCGCCACGTTCTTTGGCAAGTTCAACCGTGGCTTCTGTTAGATAGTAGGCCTGATGTTCCATCCAAGTCTTAACGTCTTGTAAGGCGTCTTTCTCTCCATATCTAAAGCCGCGTTTAGCATGCCAGTAGGCTAAATTAGTAACGCCAATACCTAGTGGTTGTATTTCATCATTGCTTAGTTTGCTTTGTATGCTTAGAAAATCTTGGTAATCAAGTATGTTGCATAGACTGCGCTGTAAAATGCGGCAAGCACGGCGCATGTCTTCTGGATTACGGAATGCTCCCCAGTTGATTGAACCGAGTGTGCAAAGAGCAATACGGCCGTCAACATCATCAAGGCGTTTAAAAGATTTTGTAGGTAATAGGATTTCACAGCAGAGATTACTTTGATAAATGGTGTGGTACTCGGGGTCAAACGGACCTTGTTTCATGACATTGTCAATGAACACTAGATAGATACGGCCAGTGTCAGTACGTTCTTTTAAAATGCCGCCCTTGAATACCTCTTCGGCACTCATTACTTTCTTTCGAAGTCCGCCCTGTTTTTCGTATTTGACATACAGTTCTTCAAATAGTGGTGTATCTTTATAAAAGGCTTCATACAAATCAGGAACTTCGTTGGGGTCAAAAAAACTTATGTTTTCTTTGTTTTTAAATCGTCTCCAGAAGAAGGCACTGAGCACAACACCATAATCCATGTGACGCACTCGGGTTTCTTCTGTGCCTTGGTTGTTCTTGAGCACAATAAGATCATCAAACTGATGATGCCAAATAGGATA